GAGTTATCAACATTGGTAGCAGTCAGGGCTGAAAGAGTTGAGTCCTTCAGGAACTGTATAGCACCAAATGAACCATTGACTGCAGCAGTTGCACCGTCCGCAGCGTTTATAACTATTGAGCCCGCGGAGCTGAACTCCAATGCATTATTTCTTGAGTTTGCCATTTTATTATCTGGATGAAGTGTTTATGTACGTTGAAAATTTATGATTCAACGAGTTGTTGTTGTTAATTATATCAATGCGTTCAAGTTCCGTCTCTATAAACAGTTGAGCTTGGCTTTCTTCAAATGCCCCCTTATCGTGCTGCCCGTCCATACGAAGGAAGTCCGCGTATACTCCGTGCGCAGTATAACTAAAGAACTCCGAAGGTATTTCTGTTCCTGAGTCCAAGTTCGTTGTGGAGCTAAGTATTCTTCCAGTGCTTGTATCCGCTATATTTTTTTTGTACGTAACGAATACTTCAGCATCCGAAGCAGTACTATTCATTACGTTAGCACCATTGGCATCCGCATAAAAATTGTACTCCGTGCTGGAATCATTAAGAAAGGCTTGCTTCCTATGTATTCTAACAAAATCATTGATTGCTGTTTTAAGAACTCTTGTTGTACCAGAGGAAAGAACTTCGTGAGTTTCATTATAAGGTACAGTGTTAGAAGAGGCTAGTACTAAGTTCCCAGTTCTTGTTCCAAGCGTTCCCCAGTCCAGTACGCTAACTGGAGATGCGTATTCTTCTGCATCTTGCTGCGTAGCAAATACAGTACTCGCTGATATAGTAACAACTCCTGCTGTAGTTTTGCTATAAGTTGCTAGTCCCCAAACCCATTTTGAAGATGAGTTCTTATAGAAAATTATTGTACTCTGATTGTTGGTTGAATCGCTTTGATCAATGGGTACAAGCGCATCGCTAGTAGATGTACCAGTATGCGTGTAATCCCCGTACTTTGTGTACGCAGCGTTGTACGCATCATTATCAGTAATACCAGTTATGCTAAAGCTAGATATAGATCTTTTTTCGGATACAACCATGTACCTATCCCACATAGGAGAAGAGTTGTACGCCATGTTTAGTCTACGTTCCGTAAGAGAAACTAGCATAACTTTTTCGCTGTCCGTAAAATTACTTACGCCAGCTAAAGCTTTGATAGTTCCAAATAAATCTGAGTTAGCTCTTAGAAGCATTATGCTTTATTAGGAGAAAGATCCTTATGTTTTTTGTTAAAGTACTGCAAAAATTCTTTGGATAGTACAGTGTCCTTACCGTACTTTGCAACGAGTCTAAAGTACTCCCTAGCTGGTATATTGGCTACGCATTTTCCTAGAGTAGGATGCGTCTTACCAACATTGTCCTTAGCTTCCTTGCGTGCTATATTCTCACGATCCCCTTCAGTCATTTTTTCATGAGCAAGGGATTTATTGATGTAGTTCTGAAGAGCTTCGCAATGCTCCTTTTCATCAATCTTATTATTTTTAAAGTGCAGTATATTCATATAAAAAAGGGGTGGCTGAGATCAGCCCAACCACCCCATAAGTTTTATTTAAGCTGTATTAGCTTGTAATGCCAGAACCAGCAGTTGGGTAGTAAGCAACTAAGAGCTTAAATTTGCCCTTTGATGCGTTACCGAATCCGTTGCCTGTTCCGTTTGAAGAAACATTGAACTGAGAAACAAGGTGCGATGTAGCAGTTGCACCATTAAGAAGTGCTCCTGTGTTTACGTACTCTTGATTGTTTGTGTCCCCTGTGAAGCAATTTGCTACTGCAACAAAGCCATCAACGTCATCATCCCCAGCGGAGATAGTAGCGTCAGAGACAGCGGAACCAGTGGATACTGCTGCTGTAACTAACTCTTTGACTTGAATGCTTGCCTTAGCAATTACACCTGCAAGTGCGTCCCCAGATGGGAACTGAACTGCTGTGCTTTGCGCTCCTGTAGAAGCAGATAGCTCGCTGGCATTGAACTCAACTTCGTGAGTATAGCCCTGTGCTAGTGTTTCAAGGTTTCCGATTTTTTTTAATACGAGTGCCATGTTATTATTCTCCTATTCTATTAAACGATCTTACCGTGCGCTGCTGGAGCATAAACACCAAGTGTCAATGCGCAATCAACGAAACCACGCTCACCACCGCCCATGTTTGGAAGACGAGTTGAGCCCATTGGGATCAGTTCATGAATACCGTAGTAGTCAGGATTGATCATGTAACCACGATCATGAGCAGTACCGCCAGCAAGTGTATCTGGGCTAGTTTCTGGGTTCATGTTCACGATTGAAACGATGCCGAAGTCCGACTGATAGATCTCAACAGAGAGCTTAATGGTGGAGTTATTGCCGTCGTAGTTCACTGAGCGAACTCCATTTGCAGTAGAACCATCTGTACTTGCTACGCCAAAACGAGCGAAGTCCGCAATTTGCTTGCGAAGGCTTGTGTCCGCAATGAGAACAAGATTGTTAGCTTCACCGTTTACACGGTATATAGAACGAACAATAGTGTTGAACTGGCTTTCTGTTATTGCAGCACCATTAGTGTCAATGGATGCAGCAGGAGGAAGGTAATCAGTAGCAACATTGCTTGGTACACCAGCGGAACCTGTGTTAGCAGCGGATTCAACCCACTGACCTAAACCACGAAGTTTGTATGGCTGTGCGCCTGTTTCTGCTTGCTGCTCGTTGTCCGATAGGATAGTAGCTTCGATGTCGCGTTTAAGCTCACGAATTGCTTTAGCTTCCGCTTGAGCAACTTTAGCTGGACCTACTGAATCAACTGCTTCTTGCAAGTCGGATACCATGTAGTCCCTACGGAACTTTTGTACATAGTTACCAAGACGAGCGCGGTTAGCAAACTGATCTGTGAATGATGTAATATCCGCACCTTCGCTAACACCAGTAGTGCTAGGAGAAGATAGTGAATCAACTGTCCACTCAACGAATGTTGAAGTAGCGCGTTGTTTGTTCGCGGATGAAAGGGCAGGTGTTTCTTCGGGCGCAAGTATAGTCAAGACATCAGTCAAGTCCTCGCGATTAGAAACACTTGGACCCTGAGAGCTGGTAGGGCTTCCTACCGATGGATCAAATGTATCTGATATAGCCATTTTATTTTATATTAATTGATTAACGTTGTAGTTGAAGTGTTCGCATTTTGACAAAATCATCTTTAGTTCCTGAACCTTTAAAACGACTGTTCAGGTCAGACAGAGCCTTTGCGCCTTTCTTTGCACGACTTGTAGTTGGAGCAGCCTGTGCTCCTGTCTTTGGTGGATTTAAACTTACATTACTGGGTTTATCTTTGATTAGCTTTCTTCCGTATATACTATTAGCTGCATGAGCAATAATATAAGGCAACTGCGCTGATATATCTGGATCCACGGTTTCTTTTAATTTCTGAAACCTATCATCCTGCATCATAGCTTCGTATCTTTTTCTGGTATCATTATCTTCTCCAGATAGCCAATCCAGTTCCTTTTCTGCTTGTTCCTTGAAAGAGGACTCCAGTTGTATTGCATTCTCTTTTTTCTGAAGAGTACTGAGTTGATCTGGAAGAAAAGTATCTCTAGCTTTTCTAGCTTGCAACAGGCTCTTTCTAACCTGCGCTTTAGTTACTTCCTTTCCTTCAATCTCTGTTACAACATCGTCAGCGGAGTACCCATCAGCTTCGAACAATGTATCCTCAGCCCAACTAATTATATCGTTAACCTCCTTAGATTTTTCTTTAAGACTATCTATTGTATCCAAGTTTGAATACGGGTTATCTTTTACTTCTGTAGTTGAGTTCAGAATATCATTCTTACTGCTTTGCATCTGGGATTGCAGTTCAACGAGTTTCTCTTCAGCAGCTTTTCTTTTTGCTGTGAGTTCGCCAAATCTAGCAACCGCACGACTTCCAAGTTTATCGGCAAGTTCCTTTAAATCCTCCTCGGACATTTCATCCAAGTTGTACTGTGAAAGAACGTCAGCTTCGGATTCTAGTTCTGATTCTTCAGTAGCCTCTTCAGTTGCTTGTTCAGCAACTTCTTGGACTTCTTCGGTTTCTTGAACTTCCTCCGTTGACTCCTGCACCTCTTCCGCTGGCTTCTGCTCCTCTTGAGCTTCTCCCAGTGGTTGAAGTTGTTTTACTCTGCGCTCCATTAATTCGGATACAGATATGTTATTACCGCTCTGATTTTCTTTTAGTGCCTGAGCGACCGCACCTTTGATTTCTTCTGTCATAATTTTCCGCTTATTTACGCCAAGCTATTGCGATGAGATTATTATAACATACTATCCAAATCGTCTTTGAATACTGTTATAATCCGACATTTGTAAAATCTGATCATACGTAAGTATGCGTCCACTTACTTGTTGTATATTATCGAAGTCCGCTTTGTGCAGTTCAGAGATTGCTTCCTCTCTTAGGTCACGTATTGTAAAAATAAACTTAGCGAATGCTTCGTGGTTTGATAGTGCTTGTAGTGCTTGTTCTAATTCCATTACATAGTTTGAGTCATTACTTCACCCATTTGTGCGGGCTCAGTACCGATGCGCCCAATCTGGGCATTTTGTGCTTGTTGCATTTGGAAAGTGTACTGCGCTTGGTACTTCTGTAATCTAGCTTGGAAAGCTGGATCATTCTGTAACCTTGCTGCTACATCTTCCTGAGATACGTATTGCTGCAGAACTTGCATTGCAATCTGTGCGCCATTTGGTCTAGCTGGCATTTCAATACCAGCAAAGATCTTAGCTAAATCATCTGTTACTTGTTTTACTATTTGCTCTTGAGCATCCTGCGCAGGTTGCAGAACCTTATCCGCTAGAACGGGATCCACAGAATTTGCTATAACCTCAAGCAGGCTATCTACATTTATTCTTCCATTCCTGTCCAGTTGTGTAAGTGCTTGAATCTGAGCAAGTTTCTTTTCTTGAGTTTCTGGATTAGTGTTCAGTACATCGTACGATATAGTAACGTCGAAGTTCTCGTTTGGATCCCCTTTGCCAAATATCTGTGCATCTGGAGAACCTGTTACTCTAAAGAATGTACTATCTGGTCCAAATCTTTGGTAGCACTTGTACGCAAGTTTTATAACTTCCGAGCTGTGCTTTAAAAATTTATTAACTAGGAACTGCTGTTTTAGTTGACTCAAGGGAGATGGATCAAGACCCATTAATCTATCTGCTTGATCCTGAAGAGTCTGCTCGATTTCCACTGAACCAGTTGGTGGTGGAGGGGTAGGACCAAAAGTAAGATCACCCTTTCTCCTATAAGGAATCATTCTAGCTGGTCCGTAGTCCGTAGGAGCTTGTCCTACTGGGTGCAGTATAGGAGGTAAAGTAGAGAGACTATTCCTGTCTATGCGGGAGTCACGTTCTACTTTTACTTGATTCTGTATTCCGCGCAATAGATCAGGAGTAGTCATTGTATCATAAAGACGCTTTGAATCCTCTGAAAGTTTAGTAACTACTATAGGATAATCCTCGTATCCATTAAGTAATTCATGTATAGCAAAGGCAGGAGCCTCGGTGTTTCCACTAAAAAGTCTATGGAATACCGTATAATATATCCCTTCTGAACCATCCTCTGGGTCGATCAACCTTTGGTATCCATAGATTAATTCAACTAAATCTTCTGTCTCGTACCCGTAATCAGATATAAGATTACTTCTCTGACCTTCCTGTTCTTTTTCTATGCTTTGAACATCAACGCCCCTGTACTTCTCTATCATCTCCTGAACGAAGTCCGCGTTCCATCCATCAGTTGTTACCTTGAGTTCAAGTTCCTGTGGAGTATAGTAGCTTCTCCAAAAACAATATGGAGCTCTTTGAGGATCCGTTACGTACGGGGGTAAAAAGAAATCGTGGTCTGGTGCTAGAGTTCTTACATCTGGTGCATTGACTGCTCTTCGTACTATAGGTAGTTCTGCGGTTCCATTTTTTCTTAGATCCTTGATTGCTTGCTTTGCACGTTTCTTTGTTGTGCCCTCAAAGCTGGATTCAATGAGTTCTACAATGGAATCATCAGCGTCCCCCTGCTGTATAGCTCTAGCTATAGTTGGAGCTATTTGAGCAATCTGTGAAAGATCCAAGGATTGCAAAAACTTTCTGTCCTCTCTTTGCCAACCTACATGAGTAATGAGTATACCTCTCTCAAGTAAATAGTTGCAGCCGAGCTCCATCTCTTGGCTGAATCTATTGATGTACCCAGAGCTTATCATCCATTTCAAAAAGCTGGATACAAGTTTTGATCTAGGAATATCTCCAACTTCCACTGGGAAAGCAGTTACACTTGATCTATTGAGGGCGGACATAAGAAGCGCAACTAAACGAGTAATGCGCTCATCAATAACATGAGCCTCCATGTCCGATGCACCCTCAAAGGGGAAGGCATCAGCTCCGTGCTTTCTGTGATCCCTAGTTTTACCATTCCAATAATTTCTACGATTATCGTAGGAATCACGACAAAGATCAAAATAGGGTTCTAGTTCATTGATCGTTTGCTCATAAGCATGACGCAGGTGATCAACATTTGGCTCATCGGTTATGTACGTCAATGAGTCTGAAATATCGCTTGTTTGCATATTTGTTATTTTATCACGGGGATCAAACTATCTTTGGCATTAGTATTATATATTTATCTGGATCGTATTCTTCTACGTGCAGTACTTGATGCGCTCTTATTTTTCCAATTAACTTTCTTGGTATACTTGCTGGTATACAGCAAGCCTTTTCTTTTATATGAACAAAAGCAAATCTAGGGTTCGGTGCTACATTTCGTACCCTACCCCTGTATACCTTGGGTCTAGCTATCTCCAACGGAATATTATCATCAAGCATTGCTTGACCCATCTCCGTTACCCAAGTGTTTTTACCTTTACCAGTAAATGCACTCTCATCCAGTTTATTAAAAGCAATATCTTTTGCGCGTTCAAAGGATATATTGTAGTCCTTTGCTATATCTGTTAATCTTCTTTTTGGCATTAATAACCTCCAGTTCCCCTAATTGTTGATAATAATTGTCTACCTGTTACATGGTCAGGTCCCTCACCACAGTTTGTCATTCTAAAATATCTAATTAAATCGAAGAAGTCCTTGAGAGCTTCGTCCATCTTTCCATTGCTTCCGTAGTTAATTAAGGAATCAATTAGGTTTCCGCACTCCTCGTGCACGTAGCACAGGGGTCTATTAGCGGAATCCACAGGAATGTTTGGGTTGTATGTGAACCATTCATCCAGTGCACTGATTCCCATCTCTTCTCTTCTTCCGTCGCTGGGGACGAAGTTCATGCCGAGCTCATCAAAGGATCTAAACAAATCATCGTTGTTTTCGTTTTCTTTTGCAAAGAATCTAGAGTCCCCGATTCTTTCGTATATCTGTACTCCGAGCTCATCTTCAATCTCTTCAAAGAGTTCAACGTACCCCTGTACGTTTAGTCCTATCTTTTTAGCTGCGGGTCCGTATCTCCACTTGGGGTCCCCGAACAATGCCCACTCCCCGTACGTGTCCCTATCTGGGAACTCCTTGCGAATATAGATGTACCCGTCTGCATCCACAGCAGCCCAGATAGCTGAGTAGTTCCTAGCGCCAGCGGGATCCACTACCATATAACAAGTAAATTTATCCTTTTGGCTTATATCTGGGAACTGCATCCCGTACTTGTTCTCCGTATCAGAAAGTACATTTACTTCTGTATTGAACAATGGGAGCAGTGTAGTCATGGAGCGCACTGGTACTCCGTACGCACGTACCATAATATCGTCCTCGGTACTATTGATTAGATCCTTTTTTATTCTTTCGTACCCCCCAAATGGATTCTCATCGGAATGCAGGT